GTACTTCCCGCTGTTCAGCAGATGCCGCCCATACTGCCCCTGATTCAAACAACGGTGCTACGCTGTTGACCCTTGCATGTTTATCATTTCCCCTGGACGGTGTAAAGTTAATTACGGGGATACCAACTTTTTGCAATTCATGTGTAAGGGGTAACCCGGACGCTTTGGCCTCGACCAATACAATCTCTGGTTCCCAGTACTTATACTCTTCTTGTGCTTTCTCTTTTAGTTCAGGAAAGTTCCATCGTCCTTTTTTTGCGTCTAAAAGAATAATGTTTTGTCTACCACCTTCTTCTGGCGTAAATATACCCCATGTCGTAATGGCTGAATAATCGGCTGTTTCTTTTTTGGTAAAAGCTGTATCGTAGGATTGTATAATATACTGTAGATGAGGTATCTTCTCCGGTTCCCACTTTTGCCACCACTCACGTTTTATAAGTGCACCCTCCTCGGCCACGGGATTCTGCATCCACTGTGCATTCCATTTGGAAATAGGAATAGAAGCCTTAACTGAATTTAAACCTTCCATGTTCCAAAAATTTCCCCACATAGGTTTGTCGTTTATAACAGCAGGGAACTCGACTACTTCCCATTGGTCCGCGGCTTCGTCTTTACTTTGTGCTTGGAGCAAGCGTCCTGTTAGATCCTTAATGGACCAACGGGTCATGACTAATACTATAGCGCCCCCTGGCTGAAGCCTTTGACGAGGGCCAGAAGTATACCACTCGTAATGACCATCAAGAACAGAAGGAGATAGTGCATCTTGCTCTGAGTGAGGATCGTCGATAATAAGTAAGTCAGCCCCACGACCGGTAATAGCACCGCCAACTCCAGCAGCAAAATACTCACCTTTGTGATTTGATTCCCATCGTCCAGCAGCTTTCGAATCTGCTGCCAGTTTAACATCTGGAAAAACTGATTCATACTCCTCCGATTCTATCAAATTTTTAGCTTTACGTCCAAAACGAATTGCTAGCTCACCTGTGTGCGTAGTTTGTATTAGTTTAGAATTAGGATGCCTGCCCATAAAGAACGCCGGAAATAAATGCGACGCAAATTCTGACTTTGTATGCCTAGGTGGCATATTGACAATAAGACGTTTTAACTCACCGTTTGCAATACGGTTTAATTTTTCTGCGTAAATTTTATGGTGCTTTCCCTCAACAAATTCAGGCCAAACTGTTTTTACAAATTTTAAAAAATCTGACTGCGTTTCTTCTTGTTTTTCAACAACCGCATTCTTCAAAAGATATTTGAGGGTTTGTGTATCTAGCTTTTCTAGTTGCGAAACATTTTTCATATTTTAAAAATTTTTTCGAACTTCGACATATAACGTTTTTGGTGAGTATTGTCACCCTCAATCTTACCCTTAAAAAATAAAAGCATGCTTTAGGAAAAAAGGGGGGTGTACCCCCGTCGGGAATAGGATAGGCCTGTGGAGTTCCCGGGCGCCGCCTGCGACATTGTGTCGCACCGCTAGATCTAGTAGGTAACCGTGCGCCGAGCATACTACATCCCGGGCCGCGGCATATTGTCGCACCACTACATATAGTGCCGACTTATCCACAGGTTATCCCCAACTAATTTAATTAGCTATATAATTAATTAGTAAGCCATGATACACAATAGATAGAAATAGAATTGAGGTAAACATGACTAAACAAGACTTCAAAGCAATAGTAGGAAATGGTTTCTTCTCTTGCAAATGGATAAACAACAAAGGTGATGTATCCAAGATTAAGCGTGGTATCTTAGGTACTCATGCTTGGCGACATACTGAACTTGGTACTAGAGATAGTATTGACGAACTACCTAATTATGTCTTAGCCTATCGTGTAGGTAATGGCTTAAACCCTAATCATAGACGTTGGGCTAACATTAACCCAGAAACTATATTAGAAATAAATGGAAGGACAGTATAATGCCAAATGAATTAATTACTAAAAACAATGTAAACATAACTCCACTAATCGAAAGTTTAGTGGAGTTAGTCAAAGACAAAGACGCAACAGGAGAATTAGCAGACTTTCAGAACTGCACCCTTCCTGCAAAAGATAGTCCAGACTGGAAACTTATTTCTGGTGTGTTGTGTAATTCAGTCGTTGAATGGGCATCAATGAATAAAGACAGAGATGTTAGTTCAATGGATTTAATACATCACATGCAATCAGATATAGGTTATATCTTAAAAAGGTTAGGATTGAGTTAGCCTCAATTCACTATACTCAATCTTATCAAGGGGATTTTATATCCCCTTTTTTTATGCCTGAAGTTCAGCACCTGCGTGCCCGGGCGCCCGCGGGCAGGATGTGGATATCTTGTGGATAAGTATTATGGAGTTTGGGAGTTTGGGGAGTTTAGGAGTTTGAGGACTTACAGATATAACTACCATGCCTCTTCGAGTACTTGTTTCTACTGTTAGCAACTAGGTCGCTGACCATACTCTGTTAATTTAACTGGTTTAGTATACCATGACTTCACCCAATGTACAATGGGTCGATTGCTTTTTCTGTGGATAAGTGTCCACATGCCATCATGCCATTCATAAGTATATGTATAATCTCTAGTCCATTTGTTCCAACGAATCATAGTAATCCTTTCTCTTTCTATCTTCTGCATAACACGAAACATTCTTCGTGTCAACCCGCTGGCCGCCCGGGCCGGGCGACAACATGTCGCATGGACCAGAAACCTGTGGATAAATATTAATGGAGTTTGGGAGTTTAAGCAAGCTTCGTAATTATGTAGTATACCAGCACTGCCAGGAAGATCCATTTCAGTGGCAAAATTATTCCTATTATAAAATCAAACATTGTATTCCTTTCTAATTCTAACGCTGCAGCTCCTGCAGCTCCTGGTTATATAACGCAGCACCAGCCTGAAGTCAAGACCCGGGCTAAATAAAATGGCAGAAAACAGCCACAAAATTTTTACCCATCGCCGTTAGTTCCCCGGCGCGCCCGGTGCGCAAACCAGCTCGGAAAAAACGGCAGAAAACCTAGATTTATTATTGGGGAGTTTGGGAGTTTCAGGGAGTTTGTACGCTGCGGGCCCGGGCGGGAAGTTATCCACAGGTTATCCACAGTTAATTTGTTAGGGGGAGTTTGGGAGTTTGACAACCCCCCCTAAATATGCCTAACTTTCGTTAGTACGGAAGATTCCGTCATACATCTTATCGAGTGTACTTCGGTTATCTTCGTTTGATAATGCGACCATTTCTTGGTTTTTCTTCATTACAGGAACAACCGAATCATAATGATTACATATTCTGTTTAGTATGTCTGTATTCTTATCTAAAGAATCAGCTATTTGTTGCAACACATCTACTAACACATTGTTGCTATCTTCTGGTAATACCATATTAACTCCTTTGTTATATTTCTATCTATAATATAACATCTAATGACAGCACATACAACCTCTGCACAAAATTTGTTGTGGATAACTTTCCAAGCTTCACGGTACTTCGACCATTACCTGACTGGTACGAAGCAGTAAACTCCCGGCGCGCCCGGCAGCTGGGGAGCAGGTATGAGATGGAACAAAAAACGGGAGAAACATTGGGGAGTTTGGGAGTTTCAGGACTGAAGCTACGCTGCTTCCTGGCCCGGGCTGCTGGGGAGATGGAACGAATTCGCAGAAAACTAGGAAAAACTAAGGGGAGTTTGGGGAGTTTGGGCAGCGGGCGCGCCCGGTGCGTAGCTGCGACTTATCCACAGCTTATCCACAAGAAATTATTATAAGGGAGTTTCGGAGTTTGACACGATTTTGCTTAGGTCAAGGTCCTCGAGCCTTCCCTCATAGAGGCCGGGTACAAGGTCCACGGTGCTTTGGCCAAGTTCCTTGGTTTTGCACCCATGAAACAATTTGATGTGGTGGTTGGGTAACCCCCCAACCAAGATAAATGATCTCGCTCCTGCTATTGCATGACGCATATTCCAGGCAATTTGGAAGGGTGAAATGGTTACCTTATTATTACTATTAATAACTTTTAATTCAACTGTAAAGAAACCTGTAACCTTGTTATAAATAAGGCAATCCGGGAATCCTGGCGTAACGTATGATTCAAGGCGTGAAACAATATATTTACCACCCTCTAATGACTTCTTTAAACTCTTCCAAAAGCTTGTCTCCTTTTTTACGGTCATACTTTTTCTTGTCTTTTACTATCTTTTGTTTCCACTGGGGTGATGTCAATTGGCTCGCCATTGGATTCTTCTTCGACCTCCAAGACTGTTGCTGCTCCTTCTTTTTTAAATTTACCATCTAATCCAATTTCCTTTAACTTAGCTAAAACTTCTTCTCTAGACATACTGTCAATTGAACCTGTTCTGATTTCTTTTCTATCGATGTACAATCCAGCAGCTTGTCCTCGCAGGCGCTCAGCATTAACAGCAGCACTATAAGACTTCTCTGACAAAGAACGATCACGAAGTCTAGCCAACTCTTGTACATGTTTACTTAATTTAACTTCATGGGTTTTTTCTAGCTCTGCTCGTCTTGCTAAAACAGCTTCTACAACCTTTG